CTAGTAGGTGTCGCTAGTGGTAGTACAAACCTAGCACACTCCTTAGCGATACCATCATTAAGCATCTGCTGATAGAGATCCATGCCATGTCTGAAGTGATCTGCCATGAGTATCTCATACTTATTGACCATCTTAGGATCAAGATCATTGATACTATTCTGACGGTTCTTAGTGTCCTGTCTCCTTAGTTCTGGTAGTGGTATCTCATCTGCTAATAGAGATGAGTCAGCATACCTCTGACTGAACTCTTGATATGTGAACGACCTGTGTCTCAGTATCTGTGCAGCAAGTCCACGTGTTGTATTGATCTCAACAGTCATGTGTGCTTGCTCAAAGATAGACCAATGTCCATGCTTGATACAATACTTTAAAAGACCAGCGACCTTCTCGTTGTCCTGGTTCTTTGGGTTAGATACTCTTGCGATGTATCCTATAGTCCTCTCAGCATCTGGAGTGACGGAAATTACACATACTTTTGTCATTTCAGGGTCTTAACAAGTACATAAAGTGCTAAAGAATAGACGTACCCTATAGTAGGTAGTCCGAAGAGTGCTGGCATCACTACATTCCATGCTGCCCACACTACAAAAGGTCCAAATATTATACCCAAGATTGCAGTAGCAGCTTGTGCTCCAAGAATCTTAGACTCCTTGTCAATCTCATCCTTCTTACCTTTTGTAAAATCATATATCGAATTCATTTTTTCTTTTTGGGTTTCTGTTTCTCCTCTACTTTGCGTTGATTGTTCCATTGATTCACTGGTACACGACCATTAGTCTGTTTCCAACCTTGCAACCCCTCCTTGTAGAGGTCCCAGTAGTGATCAAAGATCTCTACAGTTCCTTTACTGCCAGCGAGTACAATGTCACGACAAACTTTATCCTCCTTCACATATGATACCACATATGAATGGACTGGTAGTTTCTTATCTGCTACATCCTCGTCAGTGCATTCCTGCACTAATACTTTAAGGGTCATGACCTACCACCCCATGTAATCTCTGGAAATGCTTCCGTTACACAGGCTTTGGTCACTTTATATTTGGTATTAAGTTTCTTATCCTTGGCAAGGATAATAACATTTGCTTCTGAAGGATGTAGACCTTCTAGCATCTGAATAAACATGGTCTCTCTCTTAAGAGCAGGTAACTTGGATCCACCCTTAAAGAAATGGTATAGAAGTCTTGCCTCATGTTCCAGTTTGGTATGTTCAGTACCTTCAGGTGCTTCATTCTCTCGGAAAGGAACCTTGCCTTCAGGTAGTAAAGAGACAACAGATTCATCATAGTTAATAATGAAGACAGACATCAATGCATCTGTCTTATGATCACGTAAAATCTTTACCTTCTCTGCCTTCGTCTTGGCATTGTGTGCCTTCTGGAGCACCTCAGAAATTAATAATTTCATAGTTTACTCATCATCATCATCAATTGTATCATCATCGTCAGCAATTCGCAAGTACATCAACTCTTCAGGACTAATTAGCGAACCATTCTCGTCATACATTTCAGGGTGCATGACCATAGCAGCGTAGTCTGCTCTAGCAATCCATGAATCATAGACTGCTTTGATGTTCCAAGATACTAGGAACCCTAGTAGAAAACTTCCGATGGTTAGAAAGAGAGAAATGTATAAAAAATCTAAATGTTCCATACGGATACTCCCTTACTTTTTTTTATTTAGATGTCTTTTTTCTCTTGTTTTTAGAACCCTTAGGTCTACCTGGTTTTCGATGAGCATAATACTCATGGGTATCCGTTGTTATCTGAGCAAGATAGTTACGAATCTTGACCACTTGTACCTTCTTTAGGTGACCATACGCTTCTTTACATTGCTTGTCACCATCTAAGTATCCATTAAGGTCACCAGTATTATTGATGACCTCCTGCATCACAGAGGATTCTAAGAGTTCCTTGGTTTGTTTACGAGTGTACGAATGATCCTCTAGATACTTCTTCATGTTAAAAAGAAACTTCTGTTGGATCATTGCAGTATCAATAGCCTTATCTAACAAAGAGTAGAGGGCTTCATTATCAGGATCGTAATTAGGCATCAGAGTTGGTTTGTTTCTCTTAAGAACTTAATTGTCTCAGTACACCCACCAATACGTTGACCGTTGATGAGTACCTGTGGAAATGTAGCACCCTGTCCGAACTCATTCTTAAACTGTTCACGTGTGAACTGATTACCGAGAGTGTATTCTCTGAATGCCCATCCCTTAGCATTATACACTTCTTTTATTTTAACGCAATAGGGACACCCACTTCGGGTATAGATTACTGTACCACCAGGATTTGCCATATGTTTATTCTCCAATAAAAAAGGGTGTCATGAGACACCCTATTTAGTTTATATCGACCAGTGATCAGAAGGTGAACTTAGCACCAACTTTAGCACCCCAATCAATGATGGTGTCTCCACCACTGTCTTCGCCGTTGCTGATGCCTGAGAGCTCACCATAGACTCCAAGAGAATCTGTAGCGGCAACAGTTAGACCAACCTTACCAGAGAACTCAGTCTCAGTGTCAGAATCAGTCTCGCTATGAACGAAAGCAGGGCCTGCTTGTACGTAGTAGCCGAGTTGTCCTTCTCCACCTTCATAACCTACATGAACGTCGGTTGTTGCGGCAGAATAATCTCCATCAGGATATGAAAGATTGCTTTCTACATTCACGTAAGGACCAGCAAAAGCGGCTCCAGCGAGTAGAAATGGACTTGCTGCGATAGCAGCGATTGTTGATTTAATAGACATAATAGATGTGTAGTGTCTCGCAAGGAAAAACCCTGCGGATGTTAGACTTCCTCGACATGGAAATCTTTAAACATTCGACGCAGGGGTACGATCTTTCGATTCCTGTGTGCTTATGTTAAGTTATTTATACTACCAGACTTTTAAAACGGTGTCAAGTGTGCCAGTTGAGAAACTGGGGTGAACTTGGGGAAACATTTAAAGGAAGGTAGCAACCAAGACGACTCTACGTCCTGTTTCTGGTGGTCTCATGCAATGTAGACCCTCAAATACTACCACATCATCCTGTTGTGGACTGAAACTATTAGCATTTGCCCATGTAGGAGCATCAATATCATCAGGAAAACAAACTGTATCACCTTCACCCTCTAGGTACACAATCAAATTCTTGTGAGGATAGGGGTGGTCTCTATGAGGTACGGATAACCGATCATCTGACTGAGGATGGGTGCAGTTCACATTATATCTGAGCAATGTGGTGACTGGTATCTCATTCGCAACCAAAATCTCCTCTAATAGTGGATAGAACTGTCCTAGTTGCTCTGATTGAGGTTCAGGAAACATATAGTTACCACCTATACCCTGCCACTTAGGTCTTGCTATCAGTACATGACTATAGAATGGTACAGTCTGGAACTCACTATTAGATACGTCCTGTGGTGTAGCATTCTCTACATAAAACCATGGAAACTCTGGTGATAATGCAAACTCCTTGACTAACTTATACGTTTCAGTCTTAGGGTTAATTAGTTTCTGAAACATCTTTACTCAATGATTGACGAAGTTTATCTGTATTGATACGTGTCTTTTGTTCTTGTTCTATCTGTTCTATCTCCTCATCTGTCTTCATCCACTCAGCATCCTTAGGGAAGGTAGGTTCCTTCATGTCGATACGATCTAGTTCAGCAAGGGGACCACGATAGTATCTCCTAAGTTGCTTTAACATCTTGCGACGACCAGCAGTATCACTTGGGTTCTTCCTAAGAACCTTATGAATAGCAGACAACTCTCTAGCAGACTTATAAAGATCTCTGTCTGCCTTAGTTGTCTTTGGTCCAAATCCTTCAGCGTTACTCATGTTGTAATCTCATCAATTGTTATTCTAAACCTCACTCTATCTAGCTTATGCTGACAGAGTAACCAAACGTTAGAGTCTCTGTTGTGTGACTCTTGATAGAATGCTTCCCTAGGTGTGAACTCCTCTGGATTATTCTCCCCTCGTACCAATAACTCTAACCTATCAGGGAAAGAATAGTTGGGGTCATCCTTGGGGAAGTAAGGAGTGGAACCAGGTAATGCTTGATAGTTATTTGGTTGGTATGGTGGCCATACTAACTCAAATTGGTCTCCTTGTCTATAGTTAGTACCAGCATTAACCAAACCAAATATTTCTATAGCACAACCCCACTTATCTCTAGCATTATTATCACCCTCGTCAGCATAGGGCCAGAATGCCATACGTACCTTACCTGATGGTGGGTTAAGAGTTTTCCACGTACCATCTAATACACTACCCAAGAGATAGTCATGGAAGAATGCCATCTTACTATAGGATCCTACGTAAGGAGACCCACTAACACCACCGTTCCATGCCTGTATACCTGCTGAATACACAGCATCTATATCATCAATAGCAGTCTGTGGATTACCTGCCTTAGATAACTGTTTGTTAATGAACCAAGAAGTATAACCGTCACCTATAGAATGGTGTACCCAGTCAGTCATATTACCAAGGTCACTGTTGTTCCTTACATTAGGTTCAGCAGCCTTCATAATCAGACCACGTG